AGGCTGAGACTTGGAAAAAGAAAATGTATAGAATTGGTGCTTTAATTTTACAAGAAAAAAATGATAGCACTTTACAATGATAAAAATTAAAAGTATCATTGTTTAAATAATTAGAAAAAAAATAAATAAAATGATTAAAGAAGGTAGCAAAGTAAAAGTACACTACACAGGTAGATTTGAGGATAATAATGTTTTTGATTCATCTGAAGGTAGAGAACCAATTGAATTTACAGTTGGTGAGGGAATGTTAATTCCTGGTTTTGAACAAGGTGTTATGGGTTTACAGGCAGGTGATAAAAAAACTGTTGAGTTGGAACCTGAAAATGCTTACGGAGAAGTTAGAGAAGAATTAATTAATCAAGTACCATTGGATAGATTACCAGAGGGGGTACAAGAAGGCCAAATGTTGGAAGCACAAACAGAAGCAGGACCAATACCTGTTCTTGTTACAGAAATTACCGATACAACTGTTACTGTTGACGCTAACCACCCATTAGCTGGTAAAAAATTAATTTTTGATTTAGAGATTGTTGAAATAGTCTAATTTTAAAAAATCATAAAAAAATTAATCCCATATGTTATCATGTGGGATTTTTTTATATCTTTGTATCTATGTGGACAGCTAAAGAAACAACAAGAGAGTACAAGGGAATCACCATTACGAAGTATGAAGGATCTAAAGTTAAAGAATCCTTCAAAAATAGAGATCCACGTACAATACAAAAAGACGATAACAGATTCACCAAATGGTATCTATATGAAACTATTGTTAATGGTGTTAAATATAATTCAGAAAAGTTGAGAGATGTAAAAGATGTCATTGATACTCAAACAAAATGAAAAAACCTTGTAAAGAATGTCCCCACTTTATTCGTAATCGTCACAACGATACTATTGTTGATTTTGCTGAAAGAACTGGTAAGAAACACAATTGTCATATGACGGAAGGAAAAAAAGATTTGTGGAATGTTAAAGATGAAAAATTAGAATGTTATGGAAGTAATAGACACAGCAACAAAACTAACCAGTGATAAAATTACAAGGTTTGTTGAAAGATTGAAAAAAATTAAAATTAATATAAGATTATGAAAAGATTACACGTAAAATTTATCAAATGGTTGTCCAATAAATTTGGTTATAAAATTGTGATGTTAAAAGGTAAAAATGGTACAACCACCATCGAAGGAGACCGAGAAATATTACCTTATGTGGATATAACAGGATACTTTTTCAAAAAAGAACCACTTAGACGTAATGTTGGAAAAAATTGAATATAACGTCCGATGATAAACAATCGTTTTAATGTTGTTTATCATTTGTTATAACCAGTATTTTTGTGGGATGGTTGATAAATTAGAAATAAATTAGTATATTTGTGAAAAAGTAAATATGGATAATAGAAATAAAGTGCATTGTTTAGTATATGATTATACTGGTGACACTAATAATGTTTATGTAAGAGTTTCAAAAGTTTATGAAGTAGATGAAAATGTTTATGTTAAAATACAGAAACCTGTTGTGAATAAAGGTTTACTTCAATATCAACATAGAGATTTATGTGGTACTGGTTGGGATGAGGGTGAAAAAAAATATTGTGTATAACGGTTTGCAGCTAAACGAGGTGGCGTTTTTCACTACAAAATATTATTAAAAACACAAATTATGAATACAAAAAAAAAGTTATTAGAAAACGAAAACGAGCCATCTTGTTTAGGTGCTGTTAGCGGTAGTGATTTAGAAAAGGCTGATATGTGGTATTGCTTACATAAAAACCACGTAAACAAGTTGTTTAATAGCACTAAAAACGAATACCCACCAACCGAATTAGAAGATGTTAAAAACCCTAACCTATGGAAAGCAGAGCATTGGAGATGGTTTCTAAATAATTACCGCTAACGGTTGAGTGTAAAAAATCGTTTTAATGTTTTTTACACTTTGTTATACACAGTCAAAAATTATTTATAAACAAATTAAAATCACTTGATATGGAAATTACAAAAGAAATGATTGAAAAGGAACTTGGATATGAGATTAATAAATTCAAGTTAGAACCACTTTATAAAGATGGTGAATGTATTGGATTAAATGTTAAAGTTGAACCGAAGAAGAAACTTGAATTTATTAATACTACGATAACTATTGGTAAAACAAGTGATTTTAATACCGATGAAAAAGAATAATTTTTTATTGTGTATAACGTCTGATGATAAACAATCGTTTTAATGTTGTTTATCATTTGTTATGTGTAGGTGTGAATATTAAATCTTAATATTTATATATAAAAGAAAATAATGAAAGATTTGAGACATTTTATTAAAACCACAATTCGAGAATTCTTGAATGAGGATACTAATAAGTTTGATTTTATTATAGGTAAAAAATATGAATTTGAAGATTTACCTAAAAAAATTCAGAATGATATTGAAATACAATTCGATGAATATTCCGAATTACAACCAATGGATTATTACTATGTTTGTAAAATATTAAAACCAGAAGAAATCGAAGAATATTTAATGAGTGTTTTTGGTGAATATGAAATAGGTGATGTTTTGGAAGAACCATATATGAAAAAACTAATTAAAGATATTAAAAGAAACGGATTAGACTACCCATCTGTTGGTATAGAAGGTAATCATAGAGCTTTAGCTCATTGGTATTTAGGTAGAGATTTACCTTATCTTGAAATGATTGAAAGATAAGCGGAACACTTACACATAACGGTTGGGTGTATATGTAGTTTTTTATTTGGAAATGTCAAAACTTATTCGTACCTTTGTAAAAAAAATTACATATACACCTTGTTATAAGTATGTATTATTTTTGTTTTACCTTATAAAAAATTAAATTATGTTAAAGAACAAACACGAAATTGAAAACTACGAAGAAAAATCTAAATTACTTCGTGAAAATCGTTGGGAAACTTGGTATCATGAAGACAACTGGATTAAAACCGAATGGTGGGAACAAGGAAAGAAGATTGATATGATGGGTCGTTCAACTGATGATGTTTATGGGGATATTATAGAAAATTCAAAACAAAAATAATATTATTTATAACGAACCTCTAACAACAAAGACAATTGTGTGTTTGTTTTTAGCTTTTATGATTTTGATGATCCAATTATTTTGGAAGTAATGAAATAATTAATATATTTGTAGAATGGAAACAAAAGATACAGCAACAGATAAGAGTATGGAAAAACTCAAAGTATTTGTTGATAGATTAAATAAGATTGGAATTGAAGTAAAACTTTCAGGGAACTTTCCTTGGGTTTATATTGATGAGATATGTGGTAAAAGAGTTACTGAAAAATTTTCAGCCAATCACGGATTTACCGTTATGTTCCTACCGGGTAGAAACGATAGTCCTGTATCTGAATTTACAGACATTACAGAAATTTTTAAATTAATTAGAAAATACACTAAATAATAAGTCAAACAAGAAATAGAAAATTTTTAAAAAAAGAATAATTAATAAAATTAGCCTATTGACAAATAAAAAAATAGGTATTATACTTAACAAACAATTTAAAAATCATGAAAATTAGAATGACAAGGTCTTATAGTGTGTGGGAATCTTACGAAGCTATTGACTTTAACCCAGAGGACTATCCTGAATTGGAAGGAATGTCAGAAAAAGAAATCGTTGAATACCTTAACGAAAATATGTTTGAATTTGAACTAAAAGATAGTCATGAAGGTAATTTGGCTGATGAATTTATGTTTAATAGAGACATCATCAAAGACAACCAAAATGATGAAGAATTTGAAATATTACTTGACTAAGATTAAAAAAAATATTAATTTTAAAAAAATAAAAAATTATGTCACAATTAATGGAAGCTTTACAGACTGAGAACACAACCACTAAAAATGGGATGATTACTAATTCATCTTCACTTAATGAGTGTGTTAATCTCTTTTTCTCTATTGGAGCAATGAGAGGTAAGGGTACTGATAAAGTGGTTAGTCTTTTTTCTAAAGCTTTCAGTGAAGAACCTACCACAGCTTTAAGAACCTTATTTTGGGCTCGTGATGTTAGGGGTGGTGCCGGTGAAAGAGAAGTTTTTAGAAACATCTTGTCTTATTTGGCTACCGATTACCCTGATGTGGTTAAGGTTAATCTTAACCTAATTCCTGAATACGGAAGATGGGATGACTTAAATGTTTTATTTGGAACCCAATTAGAGAATGATGCTATATCACTTATCGTTAAGGGGTTAAAAGAAAATAATGGTCTATGTGCGAAATGGATGCCACGTAAAGGTGTTGTATTCAATAAAGTTCGTAAGGCTCTTAAGTTGGACCCTAAGACCCTAAGAAAATCAATTGTTTCTTTGTCTAACACTGTTGAACAAAAAATGTGTTCAAAAGAGTGGGCTAAAATTGAGTATCCTAAGATACCTTCATTAGCTATGTCTAGATATAGCAAAGCCTTTGGTAGAAATGACCGAGAAAGATTTAGTTCTTTTATTGAATCTCTGAAAAAAGGTGAGGTAAAGGTAAACGCAGGGGCATTATACCCTTACGATGTTACTAAAAACCTTAATCTTGGTAATAGAGATTTGGCTAATGAACAATGGAAAGCTCTTCCTAACTACATGGAAGGTTCAACAGAACTCATCCTGCCATTGGTTGACGTTTCAGGTTCTATGGATTGTCCTGTAGGTGGAAACTCTAACTTAACTTGTATGGATGTTGCCATCTCTTTGGGTCTTTATATTTCTGAACGTAACGAAGGTGCTTTTAAAGATATGTTTATGACATTTTCTTCAACACCACAAGTTCAGAAATTAATGGGTTCACTTAGTGACCGTTATAGACAACTATCTAGAGCTGACTGGGGAATGTCTACAAGTTTAGAATCAGTATTTAAAACTATTCTAAATCAGGCTGTTAGATTTAACATTCCACAGGAAGAAATGCCGAGTAAAGTTCTTATCTTATCAGATATGCAGTTTGACTCAGCTATTCGTGACGGAGCTAAAGTCACAGCTCTAAAAATGATTGAGGGTATGTACGCCGAAGCTGGTTACACAGTTCCTGGTGTAATCTTCTGGAACCTACACGCAAGTGGTGGTAATTTTCCGGCAAGATTTGATGAAAGAGGGACCGCTTTAATTAGTGGGTTCTCACCTTCAATCCTGAAGTCGGTTTTATCTAATCCTGACAGTTTAACACCTGTTAATATTATGAATGAAACCGTACATTCAGAAAGATACGAACCCGTAATAGTATGGGTTAGTTAAAAAATAAGTGGTATTAAGGAATAACTGCAGCAAATTTAAAAACTAAATTTAAGCTATAGATCGGAAGAAGGGCTTGACATCCCGTCTAACTACAAGGGTGTAAAGGTGAAAGCCGGGGACCACTCACGGTTAGAAAACCTGTCAAAACGATTCCGTTACCACGAATCATTAAGGTGTAAAGGGTACGTCAAACGAGACTATAAGACCCAATAAACGAATGGTTTCTGCAAATTTTTTTCTAAAAACTTGTAAGAACGACAGAGGGGTTTTACCAATTTACCTCAAATTAAATTATAAATTGGCGACCATGGGAGAGTTTAAACGTGGGAAAGCCCCACACTTAAGGTCGTAAAACATACCTCTTGTTTATCCCAAGTAAAAATGATAGTTGGATTTGTCTCAATTAAATAAAAGACACCCGAACTAGAATGGGTTAATAATATTAGGGTGGGTACTCTACCACTGAAAACAATAGAAGGACCACCATTCCGACACCAAATTATTAAGAGAGGGCTTGTTCCTCTCTTTTTATTTTTGTATTATTAAATAATTATATTTTTGTTAATATTTATTAATACAAATCATTTTTAAAATGACTAAGATAGAAGAAATTGTTTTTGAATCAATAGAATTAGGTATTCGTGAAAATCTTTATGAAAGAGTGGATAAATTATCTACAAAACAAGAATATAAGTATGTAGAGTTACATAAAATTTATGAAGACGCCCTAAAAAAAGAAAAGAATGTTTTATTTGAAAATAGTTTTGTGAATGAATCAGGAAATACTTAAAAAATTTATAGATAGAGAAGTTAAAGCTAAAGATATTTTCTATCTCAAAGAAGTAACCAAAGCTGAAGCTTATGAATTTGTAAAAACTTATCACTACTTAGGTGAGGCTAAATTTTTTGCTAAATTCTCTTACGCTTTAATCAATAGAGAGGATGAATCTATTATTGGCGTCGCTACCTTTTCCAATCCACAGGGTAATGTTGCTCTCAAAGGTTGGTTCGGTTTATCTAATGATGACCAAACTGTATTAGAACTTAGTAGACTTTGTGTATTACCCCAATTAAACGGAACTAATGCAACTTCTTATCTTTTAGGTGGTAGTATAAAGTTATTAAAAAAAGAAGGTATTAGGGCAGTTATTACACTAGCGGATGATAGTAGACATAGTGGTAGTATTTACCAAGTATGTAATTTTACTTATTATGGTCTAACAGATAAGAAATCAGATTTTTTTAGATGGGACGGTAAGGTAAATCCTAGAGGTGCAACAAAAGAAGTTCAAGGTGTTTGGATTAATAGAACCAGAAAACATAGATACGCTTATATCTTAGATAAGACTCTTATATGTCTTTATGAAGAACAGATAAGACCTAAAAAAGATGAAACAAGTGAATATGATTGTTGTGGGGGTACCAAACAAGTTTTTGATTCAAGATATAAAAAATGGTATTCTTGTCCTAAATGTGATGAAATGAGTGAACTAGCTTTTTAATACATGAAATATTTTTTTGAAATAAAAGAGATTGAAAAAACAATCGCAATTGAATTTGTACAAGAGAGACACTATTCAAAAGTTATGCCAAAGTTAACTAAACATTGGTTGGGTATTTTTTTGGAGGAGGAATTGGTTGGTGTTTTAACCTTGGGTTGGGGTACACAACCATTACAAACTATTAAAAAGTTATTCCCTAATCTAAAATCAGAAGATTATTATGAGATAGGTAAGATGTGTATGGATGAAAAAATGCCTAGAAATTCAGAATCACAAATGTTATCTCAAGTCATAAGATGGATAAAAAAGAATCTACCTGAAAAGAAATTTCTTTATACTTGGGCAGATGGTATTGTGGGTAAAGTAGGTTATGTATATCAAGGTTCCAATTTTTATTATGGTAATTTTATTTGGACTGATATCTATATCTCACCATTAGGTGAAAAAATACACCCTAGAAGTTCAAAAGCTTTATTAAAAGAAAATGCTGAATTTTTGGGTAAAGAGAAATTATTTTGGATGACGCCTGATTTTATGAAGTTAAAAGGTATCCGTAGAATTAGAGGAAAACAATTTAGATATATATTTCCTTTAAGTAATAAATCAAAAGAAATTTTAAGAAGAGAATCTACCGTTGTTTGGCATAAAATGTATCCCAAAGAAATTGACCTACAATGGAAAGAACAAAAAGGTAAAGGTGAATATGTTCTTTTGGGAGGTAAACCTGAAATGGATTTAAGTATTGTTGAATATAATGAAAACAATGTTAATGCTCATAAAAAGTTAATTAAAACTTAAGATATTTATTGTTGTGATGAAAGAAACAATAAAAAAAATATTAAAGGAAGAACAATTAAATTTATTTGGCGACCAACGTACAAAATACAAACCTTGCTCCCATTTTACAGATAAAGATGAGAATGAATTATGTCATAAAATAGGGAGTTTAAAAACTTTTTTATATGATGATTCTGGTTTAGGATTAAAAAATATCATTAATTCTAAATTAAATCAAATGATGGAGTTAAAAGACGTTAACCAAAAATATCAAGGACCTTTAAAATTACTTTACGATACTAAAAAATATAACCAATCAGGTGGGTATGATTACATATCGGAAGATGGTGGTTATTATGAAAATAAAGTATTAAAATCTGTTAATAGAGTATTTGATTCCAAAGGTAAGTTTGATTATATAAATAAATTAAATACAAATTATGCTGATTTAGCTGAACTATTAACCGAACTTTTAAAAAGAGGTAATATGGTTCAAAAGTTAAATACAAAAGATGTTTTGGGTGTTAAAAATTATTTATCGTCTATAAAAGATAAATTAGAAAAAGTCTTAGACAAATATATAGACATTAGTGAATATAGAAGTTTTGTTAGAAACACTACCTTCAGGTCACAAATAGGTGAACAAGCCGAAAATGATGTTAGAGATATCTTAGAAAAGCACGGGATGAAAACACTTTATCAAGGTGGTGATGGTGATTTTATTGATATGTTATTTGGTACTGATTTAATTATGAGTGATGGTGGTAAAACAACCACGATACAAGTTAAAACTAAA